TAAAAAAGAATATAACAATATCAATAATAATCAATCTCAAACTCCATTAATAGGTAATTATAATTTAAAATATAATAAATATAAGTTATTTAGTAATGTAATTGTATTAAATCCATATATAGAAGATGAATTATATAGTATTTTAGAGAATTATAATGTTCATTTATTATTATATCTTAATAAATGGGGAGAAACATATTCATATTGTTTATCAAAAGGATTAAATACTGGTTTACCTATATTATATAATAATATAGGATCTTTTATTGAAAGAATTCCTATTAGACCATATTATTTTCCTGTTAATATTGATAAATACAATATAGTAGATATAAATGATATTATAAATATATTTCCTAATGTTATAGAATATATTATTAAAAATAATGGAGCAAAATCTAATAATGAAATATATTTTGATATACCTGAATTTTATCATTCTCTTTTTAATGCTAATATCATTGAATATTTAAATGTTTTATATAAAGAAAACTCAATAAAATATAAAAATGCATTTAAAATTGTTCAACCATACGAGATATATTTTCTACAATTTCACCAATTAAATAAAAAAAATAAAAAAGAATATAACAATATCAATAATAATCAATCTCAAACTCCATTAATAGGTAATTATAATTTAAAATATAATAAATATATAATTAATACAGAAATATTAATTGCTAAAGCTAACGGCTTTAAAGGATTCGGCATATATTATGACTGCTTTTCAAATGATACGATATCAGAACAAAAAAAAATATTTGAAAATGTAATTGATACATTCTTTAAAACAGATTTAGAAGATTTTGATGTATTTTTTATGTATGCAAATAATTTAGCATTAATTAATACTAAAGATATTATGATTAAAAATATTAGTCATGTATCGCAATATTTTACTCATAATAATTACAGAAAAATAGATAATAAACCTGTTTTTATGTTACATCATCCTTGGAATATAACAATTGATGAGATTGATTTAATGTATAATTTATTATGTATTAAATGTAAAGAATTGGGGTTTGATGGAATTTATTTCATTATAAATTCTATAAATAGTATTTATAATAAATATTTAAATTATAATCATTCTTTATATAAAAATAATAATATAAATGAGCATCCTGAAATCATTACTGAAAATGAAAACAATTCTATAATCAAATGTTGTTTCACAAATTTTAATAATTTTGATAATACTTCTAATGATTTATATGATATAACTAAATTTTCTGATATTATAGATACTCAATTTAATCATTATAAATCTAATATAAATACATCTGAAATATCAAGAATTATGTTATTTAATGCTTGGAATAGATGGGAAGAAAAAATGGTAATTAATCCAACTAATGAATTAGGATTTATTTATTTAGATACTATAAGAAATAAACTATTAAATTTATCATAATTATATTGTTATTCATATTTATTTTTATTTCTTTAATCGGCTGTGCTGCCAAAAAAATACTATAAAGATTTTAACTTATTTTCATTTTGTATATTATCATTTAATGAATTAATAAATTGTAACAAATAATATCATTTGTTACGATTTTTTAATAATATTTGAAAAGTCGTCTTCTGATAATTTAATTATTTCATTATATGAATTAGCAAGGTTTTCCATTATTTCTATTTTTTGTTCGTTATTTGGATTCAAGTATGGATATAATTTATAATATTCTTCTAATTTTTCTTTAGCCGTTTCTAATTTATCTTTTAGTAAAACATTTTTTGAAGATGTCGTTTTCCAAATAATATTTTCAGTTTTAAATTCAATTGCGAACCGTTCGCCATGGTTTCCATTTGGTTTCATATACCAAATATGTTTTGGTATATTGTCCGCTAATAATTCAGAATCTTCAGGAAGTATAATATTTCGTTTCTTTTTAGATTGATTTAGATTTTGCTCAGATTGTGTAATAAGTCTTAAATTTTCTTTTCGGTTATCTAAACCAATTCTATTGATATGATCAACTGATTCTTTCGAACCTTTTCCTGGGAAGTCAAGAATATTCAGTACTAAATTATGAAGATATAATTCTTTCTTTTTGTCATTAACTATAACTCCGTGTGAAATATAATTATTTGACGATTTATGCCAATAATGTCCATTAATTTTATCAAAATCTTCTTTATCAATAATAAATTTTATATAATCATTTTTAAAATCTACTTTACCTACAATATATTCTTTATCATTATAGAATACTTCTGTATATTTTATTTTATTAGGTTGTCTCCCAGCTGATTTAGTTACTTGAACAATACTCATTTTATTTTTTATATTTAAAATAAATATTTATTAATTCAAATTTTACACAATTATTTTTTATAAATCAACAGAAAAAATAATATGCTAATACCGGGGGGTTTAGCAATTTAATTACTATATGCAAGCCCGCCCATTCCACTCATAATTCTTAGCACATTGTAATTAGTAGCATACACATACACAGTTGAGCTCAGATTTGTACCAACTGCGTTGTTGGATACAGTTAGGAGTAGTGTAGTGTTATCAATACGTGACAAGTTACAAGTACCAGAAGGTTGGTGTTGTTCAGGCTGTAGAGCAAAGCTGTACACATTGATACCAACAGCAGGGATGTTAGTGTGGTGTTGGTAAGGCTGTACCCAGTTGAAGTAGTTACCATCGCGTACAGAGAATCGGTCGTGACCGTTGAGCTGTAAGAGAGCAGTGATGGTAGGGTTCTTACCTGCCATACCTTCAACGCGAGTCACTGAGTAACCAGACTCGAGTACAGAGCGATCCCACCAATCAGAGAAGTTGAATGGTTGTTGACCCTTCCAAGGGTTGATTACATTGTCATCACAAGATACAAAGCTGTCACGTTGTACAACCCACACAAGTTCCTTACAAGGGTGGTTGAAGTTCAGCTTGAGCTTGTTAGCAGAGCTGGTAATGGATTCGCCACCAGTGAACTGTAGTACATCAATTAGGTACTCGTGGGACACTTGGGCGAATTTACGACGCTCATCAGTATCTAGATAGATGTAGTCAATGTACAGGGAGGCAGCAGCCAGACCGCATTGACCAACACGGTTACGAATGGCGTGAGGGTCACTGCTGTTGGAGTAGTCCCAGCAGATGTTATTTAGAGTGTTGAACTCAAGATTGATACGAACCTCGTGGTATTGTAGAGCAATCAGAGGTAGAGCTAGACCAGGGTTGCGGCAGAACCAGAACTGTAGAGGAATGTACAGAGTATACATTGGTGCACAGCTAGTAACTACTTCACTTGTTAGAGGCTCACCACCATAACAGTCATTATCGCAAGTACTACCACCTTGGTATAGAAGGTTAGTGAGTTCAGGGACATTGCCGACCATCTTGGCGTAACCAGCTTGCTTACCAGGCTCTTGGGTAAGCTCATTCCAGATGTGTAGCCATTGACCATAGTGCTTATCTATGCGTTGGCCACCAATTTCAATCTCAACATATTCAATAATGTTGTGACCGATCCAGTTGAGCCAGCGGAATTGAGCACCAGAACCATCAGTACTTTGTAGTTGTACTTGAGGTAAAGTGGCTTGTAGGTACATACGATAGATTAAATCACCATTACGCTGAATAGTACATGTAACCTTCTTACCGAAGTTAGGAGCACCGTTGAAAGGGTTTTCAATGGACTCCATAGCAAAGTTGGTGTGGCGACGATACACAACTTTGAAGAATGTAATTTGGGGATTACCAGTTAGATAGACATCCTGGGCACCATAGGCGACAAGTTGCATTAATCCACCTCCAGTCATTTTTCGTTATACCTTGTTCTAAGAAAATAATTTTGGTAAATTACACATTTTTAAAAAATCATTAAAATATAGTTTTTAAAAATAATTGTCGGAGATATATGATATTTTATCTTTTTTATTTTTTATATTAAAATAAAAAGCATAAATATTAAGTAAGCCGGACATTATTATTTATAATTTGATTCATTACACAAATTCAAAAAATGTTTAGACGTGTTTAAAATAAAAATTAACAAATATAAGAAAAAAAGTATATAATATTCAGATATTATAATAGATAAACGATTAAATAGTTCAACTTTTTATAATAAAGAATAATAATGTATTTTTAATATAATCACACAAATTTCAAATTAGAGGATTTAAAAAGTAAGTGCGCATACCGTATAAGTACATTTTAACAATGAGTGATGGCGCGTTTTTTAAAGTAAAAAGCTCAAAGCGTTCTAATCCTGAAGCAAGAACTACACTTGACGCAATTCATAATCAAAAAATTCAAAATATGCTTGACCAAAAAGATAATATTAGTTCCTTCAAACTTAAATTAGATAATCTTAAAACTCATATATCAACAACTATATCAGATATTGAAATATGGCGATTAGAAAGAGAAGTTGAAAGTCTTGAAAAGAAAATTAAATCTATTGAAGATGGTTCAGATTTAATGGATTATTATCTTCGATCTGGTGATATACTTTATAACTATTATGATATTCAAGACCAAATACAACAAGGCACTAATTCATTCAATATAATTAAATCCAAACCTGGTTCAATTCTTGCTATTCTTGAAGAAGTTGCCCAAGGAGAAGGCCAAGAACCAAAAAATACATTTGTTCTACCTTTTGCTCAAAAAGGTCATCAGCGAAATCAACTATTAAACGATTATCTTCAAATTGAAAATCCATCTATGGCAAGAAATACAATTGAAGAATACGATGACCCTTGGACTACTTGTGAAGCCTGTGGCAATGAAATGATTATGTGCCTCAATGAAGCCAATCTTACTTGTTCAAAATGTGGACATCAAGAGTTTATTCTTGTTGATAGTGATAAGCCTTCATATAAGGACCCACCACGAGAGGTTTGTTATTATGCTTATAAAAAGATTAATCATTTTAATGAATGGCTTGCTCAATTTCAAGCAAAGGAATCAACCGAAATACCTATGGAGATTTATGATTCTATTTTATTACAACTCAAAAAAGAACGTATAACTAATATGTCTTCATTAAAACCAACTAAACTTCGTGAAATTCTAAGAAAAATGAAGGCCTCAAAATACTATGAACATATTCCACATATTATTAATCGTCT